CTCCAGATTGTGACAGCGAGATGCCGTGTACACGCTGTCCACTAAACCGACTGGTTAAGGGTGTCAAGTCCTAAATGCGACGTTCATATTTTCCAGCTTTCCACAGTAACGGCAATACGGCGGGTAGGTCTTGGGGTCGATACCCCGTTTGCCACATTTGCAGTCACTGAAAGCCTTAGGGCGTGCCGCTGCTCTGGTTGAGGCGCGTTGGCTTGGGGTTAGATCGTAGTGTGTGGTCATGTCGTTTCTCCAGATTGGCACTAGCGCCATCCTCGGCGCGGCTGGCGGGCCGCGCTCCGGTGGTGTTAGCTGGCCCAGTTGGCTTTCTCACGATCACGCTTAGAGAGCAAACCTTTACGCTCGCAACACGCAGGGCAGGATATGATCGGCGCTGCACCTTTCCACTGTTCAGGTGCAACGCCGACATAATGGCCGTCACCGGTGTTGCAAAGCGGGGCGACGACGCTGTAGTGCCGTCCATGGTTTAATTGCTGCCGCTGCGAGGGTGTGAGGTCGTAATGCAGCATGTCAGTTCTCCAGATTAATTTTAACGAAGCGGTACGCGTAAGCCGAGAACGGCTGGCCGTCGTCAGCCACTACAGTGATAAAAGGGGTTCCGCAGCAACCCGCAGGCCAACCAGCGGTGTTGGGGTCGTACTCGACTACCTGATATTCGCGGCCTTCGGTCATACGCGCCACAGGGCCGTGCCGGGGGTGCCGGAATATGACTATGTCGCCTATGTTAAACCGTACCATCGTTTTTCTCCAGTTAGCCACGGCGGTATGCCGTGTACACGTACCCCTCTAAACCTAGTGGTTAAGGGTGTCAACCCCTACATGTAAAATTATTTCAGGGGCCGTCTTCGAAGAACTCCGTAGGGAGCGGGCGCGGTTTTCGGTTAGCCATATAATCGCGTCCGGCAGCGGTTATATGCCAGTACCCTACATAGCGCTGCTCGATCCACCCACGGCGCTGAAGCCACGCAGCATCCGCTTTCGTGATCTGGCGCTGCTCGCAGTGATCGTGGTTGTACAACCGCGCCATAGCGAGCAGGCGCTTGGGTGACATATCATCGAACGGCTGGTTCACGACAGCGCCACCAGCAGGCGTGCGTCGCGATCAGGATCGCCGGTAGAGGCAGCGCCGAGTTGTTTTAGCGCGGCTTGGATCATGGGATATAAACCTTGGGCCCCTTCGTACGCCGGGTTGATTTGGTTGTGTGCTTCGCGCAGACCGTCAACCTGCGTCCAGTCTCTCGCCTCGTGGCGTTGCCGCGCTGCCTCGTACGCGGCGAGCAGTTTAGGCGAAGGGTTGGGATTGCCGTTGTCGATCATGTTGTCTTCGCGCATATTATCTGGGTCGCCGTCGAGGAAACCGATAGCGCCTTCTGGCCACGAGCCGTGGGCTAAATACCACGCGATCCGCGCTACTGAAATACGTCGCCCCTTAACTCGCACAACCCAGTACCCGTTAACGCGGCAGCCGATACGCTTTCCCGGCAAGCAACGAATTGACGGGGTGCGCTTTCGCCAAAACACGACACCGTTTTCGGCGTCGAAGTCCATATACTCGTCGATCTGGGCCAATTCTTGGGGCAGCGGTGGCGGGTATTTGTTGCCTGACCATCGAAAATTGGACGGGTTACCGGGTGGAATATGCGATTTCATGACGTTTTCTCCATTATGTCTCCCCCTTAGTCATCCCCTTCCTCTCATTAGACCTAGTCTAACCTTATGTTAGATAGTACATGGTCCAATCAGGGAAAGGGGATGACTAAGGGGGAGACATAATGGACATAGTCCTACCCGTCAACGCGAAAACGCGTTTGCGGGGTTAGCCACCGGTGAAAATTGGCAGTTGATCGGCAGCGCGTTGTGGGGTAACCGAAAGATTATGCCTTCAGGTGGACAAAACGCTATCCCGTTCGATCAGGACGTCGCCGATGCTATCTGTGAGTGGATGGCTGAAGGTAAGTCGTTGCAATCGTGGATAAAAACGCAAGCCGAAGACACAAAAACGGCTAGCGGGCATGTGATACGGATATCGACAGTGTATCGGTGGATGTCTGCTAACGAGAAATTTGCTGCGCAGTACGCACAAGCAAAAGCCGATAGAGCCGACACAATAGTCGACGAAATGTTTGAAATCGCGTCAGATGCTACCGACGACGCGTACATAGATTACCGCGAAGACGGTACACCGGTAGCGAAGATCAACGGACGCGCGATGAAGCGCGCCCAGATCGAGATCGGCGTACGGCAGTGGGCTGCCGAGAAAATGAAGCCAGCTTCGTACGGTCAACGCGTCGACATCACCAGCGGTGGCCGCGCTATTGGTGCGCCGATCAAGGACGCGGCAGAGCGATTGCACCAGATCATGCTCGCGGCTATGGCGCGACAGGCTGGCGAGATGGTGCCAGCGGTGACGTTCGACGCGAAGTTCGTAGAGGTCGAGGCGCTACCGGCACCCACCCCCAGTTTGGACGACCTGCTATCGTGACCCCGTTCAAAGTCCCCAGCCCGCAGAAGATACGCGCGCTCGAAGCCTACATGCTGCCGAGCGAGAAGCTGGTGTACCACGCGATAACGGCTGGTTATGTGCCGCTGTTCACACCCAACCCGGGACCACAGACTGAAGCCTTCAACAGTGCGGCTGACATAACCGGCTACGGTGGCGCGGCTGGTGGCGGTAAGTCGATGCTGATAACGGGTCTGGCGATGACGCAGCACAAGCGCTCGCTGATTATCCGTCAGGAGAAGGTGTCGACGCGCAAGTTCGTTCAGGACATCGCGAAAGCGAAGGGAGATCGCGACGGCTACAGCAGTCAGGGCTCAACGTGGAACTTCACCGGCCCCGATGGTTACAGCCGCGTGATCGAGTTCGCCGGTCTGGAGAACCCGGGCGACGAAGAGAAGCAGCAGGGCGTCGACTACAGCCTGAAGTGCTACGACGAAGCCACCCAGATGCGCGAAAGCCAAGTCCGGTATACAATGGGCTGGGTGCGCTCCGACGACCCGAAAGAGCGTTGCCGTGTGTTGCTGACGTTCAACCCGCCAACGACAGCCGAGGGCCGCTGGGTCATCAAGTTCTTCGCGCCTTGGCTCGACCCCAAGCATCCGAACCCAGCCAAGGATGGCGAGTTGCGATGGTTCACGACGGTTGGCGATAACGCGGATTATGAAGTGGCTGACGGCAGGCGGTTTGTGTGGAAGGGCTCGACGCTCGACAACCCAGACGGCGACGGCACACGCACACCCGATTACGACTTCGACCCAGCCGAGTTCGCTGGCGACAAGGAAGTGTTGGTCATTCGCCCGAAATCGCGTACCTTCATCACAGCACGCGTCACCGACAACCCTTACTACGTGCAATCGGGGTATATTTCGCAGCTTCAGTTGCTGCCAGAGCCAATGAGGTCACAGATGTTGCGAGGCGATTTCACGGCTGGCGTCGAGGACGCAGAGTTCCAAGTCATCCCGACAGCGTGGATCGAGGCAGCGATGAACCGCTGGTACGAGCCACAGGATAGCGGACCGCGAAGACAAGTTCAACGACCGCAGTGACCGTTGGCAAGAAAGCGAAGCGGGGTACGCGCACCAAGAGCGCACCGACGCGCTGCAAAATTTCCTCGACGCGTTACAGGAAGCCCTGACCGCTGCCGAAGACCTGAAGGAAGAATGAAAATGAAACATGATTTCCGCAAGCCGGTCTTCGTTCGCAACGACGACGAAAACGAACTCGACGTCAGCGTCGTGGTCTGGGACCAAAGGCTAGGTGGCATTTCGATAAAGTTTGCTAGCAGCGACGGTATTGTTTTGGTCGACGCCGCTGACTGGTATCGCATAAAGAAAGCTGTCGACATCGAACTGGAGAAAGTAGCATGAAACGACTACACATAGACGCGCTGCTTAAGTTGAGCCCTTGCGACCCCGACAGGCGCATCGCGCAATTCGGCAAGCGCAAAACACTGAACATCGTACAAGCGTTTGAAGCTGGGTTCACGGTTAGTGACATATGTTGGTTGCTCGGAAAACTTAAACGACTGGACGATATTGCGAAGTTCGCTAAGTTTTGTGCGAAAAATGCTGATGATGCTCGCTGGGCTGCTGCTGCTGCTGCTGCTGCTGCTGCTCGCTGGGCTGTTGATGCTGCTGATGCTGTTGATGCTGCTGATGCTGCTGATGCTGTTGCTGCTGCTGTTGCTGCTGCTGATGCTGCTGCTGCTGCTGCTCGCTGGGCTGTTGCTGCTGTTGATGCTGCGGGGTCAATTGACGAGTTGGCAAAGGCTGGTTATCGGTCGTCTGCTGGTCTTGGTATGCTCCGTCACATGATGGATTTTGCTACAGCAGGGGGGGAGGACTTAGTTCAGGCAACAACCATGTCATCTGAATTGCTTGGCGCGTATGAAATGCGATCCAATAATGTTGCAGAACAGATGAAGAATCATATCAGACTTAATGATATGCTTACTAAGTCCAGCTTATTATCTACTGGTGGCATGGCAGACTTACACGAGTCATTAAAAAGTACAGCACCATTGGTTGTTGAACTCGGTATGGCACCTGTAAGACTATTGGCTATTACTACTGCTCTGACAAATGCTGGCATCAAGGGTGATATAGCAGCAACAGCTATTAAGCGAGCAATGATTAACATTTATTCAGGTAAGAACGATGCTGAGTTTAAAGCTAATGGTATCATTACATCTGACCCGGTTACTGGTCAGCTAAAACAGTTTCCTGAAATAATGGCTGAAATCAGTCGTGGTCTGGACAAAGCACGACCGGATGTAAGAGCTAAAGCATTGTTTAATATCTTTGGTGCATACGGTCTTGCTGGTAACGTCAAGATTCTCCGTCAGCTTGAGATGATCAAAGATTACGAACAGAAGATCGGTGCAGCGAACGGTGTGACTAAAATGGTTGCTGATGCCCGAAATATGTCAACGTATGCCAAACTGATCATGCTTGGTAATACCGCCATGGAAAAGTTTTTCCAGGTGCTTGAGAAGTTCAATGGTCAGGGTCAGTCCGGTATCATGGGTTTGACTGATAAGATCAAGAACTTTAACCCAAAAGGTATGATCGAAGGGTTACAACTCACGGTGAGTGCATTATCTACTTTGTGGACAATATTAAAACCGTTTGTACCGTTTATGCCCTACATGATTGCTGGATTTTTACTATGGAAAGGTGTGATGATGGGAATAGTGGCATGGAATTTTGCTGCTAAGTTTCTGTTTATTTTTAACACTCTGCGTCTTGGTCTTGGTACAGTAGGAGCTATGACAACAGGTATTCAAGCCCTTGCTGTAGCTATGACAGCACCAGCAACCGGTGAAACAATGTTCAATATATCATCAGCCTGAAGATTCCCGGCAGTCCCGGCCACCTCAGCGTACAACTCCAACGACGTACCGCTGACAGCCGACAAAAAGTATCTGACACCGTTCACAGCGCCGATGAACTCACTGGTGATAGGCACAGTGCTGCCGGTGATGGTCGCGTTGACTACGCATGTTGTAGCTTGCTTGCGAGGCGTACTATACTCGTTGCCTATGCGTTCCAGATCGTCACCGGTAGCCGTCAGAGCAAGCGACTGTTTGGCACGTTCAGCACCGTATTTATAGAGGCTGGTAGTTATCATACCCTCAATAACAGCCAACACCCGCAAGAACGCTTTTTCGTTCAACGGTGAGCGAGTTGATAAAGCAGACTCTAGTTTATTTAGAGCAGTATCAACAGATTCCTGAGTTGTGGGTATGTAGATGCTCATAGTAGTCCTTTATAAATACTGAACACTCAACATGGTCTGTGTGATCACGTCGCTGGCGTGGGCGCACTCGCCCGTAAACTGTAGTGTTGCGTCTGCGGCCATATTCTCACTTGCTGTTGACGTAGTGTTAAAAACAACGCTAACCCCGTTGATGCCCTGAATACTGACCTTCTGGCTTGTGGTGCCAATAACCGAAAGCATAATTTCAATATTCCATGAAAGCACGTCATTGACTGCCGGTATAACTGTCCAGCTTGACGCACCAAATTTGAACTTGATGGTTTTGTTTCCGTTCGCATTCGTTTTTGTACCTGCCGCCCGTACAATCATTTTCTGCCCCGCACCGATTCTGCCAGCAGGTAATAGTACTGATTTCAGATTATTTTCACCTGTACCAGAAGTGCTTACATTAGAGCCATCAATACCAATACCACAATGATCTCCGGCATCAGTCAAATAAGGCGCGGCACCGATGCTTGCGAAATTTGGTCCAAGTCGAACCGAATGGCCAGTAAGCGTAGCAATATAAATACCACCGGAATAGTCAACAGCTTTTGCTGCCATTGCTCCTGTTTTCAGAAACACGTTGTCAGATACTAAACCGGTGAAGATACCCGAACTGCGAATATAGATACCCCATCCAGCGTTGCTCGCTGCCGCCACATCTGCCCAGCTATCGACAATTGTGTTGCCTGTGAGAGACACACCATAGTTATTCGTTATAGCGATAACACCATTGACATTTTCAAACAGGCTGTTGCCGGACACTGATACACCATCAGTATATTGTAGATATATCCCGCCGTACGATCTAGCCAGTGCTGTTGTATCCCGCCCATAGCCTCGAACTGTATTACCGGAAATAGTACCAGTTGCCCGGATGGTTGCAGATGCCCCACCCATGATTATTCCGCTACCTAAAGATCCATCTGTAACCAAACTGTCTATCGTATTGCCAGAAATTACAATGTCTTGCGAGGCAAAAACAGAAACATCGGCAGTATTTTGAGCAGGAGCAACATTGATGCCAATAAGACAGCCTGTCACTATGTTGTTATTGAAAGTGATACGATTTCCACCGTGAGTATCTAATCCTTCCCAATTTGTAACATTATGGACTCGGTTGTTATTGACTGTTATGTCATCGGAATTAGGGCGGACAGAAAGTGAATCATCGTTCAATCGGCTAAGAGCTATCCCGTAAACCCCACCACCAGACGGACTGACAATATCATGCACGTAGTTACCGCTGATATTACCATTCCAGGCTGATAACGTCTGGATTCCGGCCTGATACACGTTGTAAATCTCGTTGCTAGTGATATCAAACTCGGTCACGAACGAAAGCAAGATTCCGTATAAGCCCCAATTACTAATTTTTGTACCGGTGATTTTTAAGCCTGATATTGGATGTGCTGCATCTGCACCATAAACGTGAATCCCACTCTGTGTAAGTGTTGATACTGCATACTGTGGCCCAACAATATTCCCACCAATTATTTCAACGTCTGAGGCAGTAACAAGTATTCCCTGACCAACAGCATTGGTGGTGAAATTCAGCGTTACACCGGTCAGGTCCACGATACATGATTTATTGACTGCCCACTGTCCGGTGACGGTGTATGTGCCTGGGGTAAACTTAATTATCCCACCAGCATTCACAGAAGCGATAGCATTTGCCAGGGCAGCTTGATTTGTTGCCCCGGTTCCTGTGGTAGAAAAACCAAACCGATCCGGTCCTGATTTTTTCAGTCCATCAAACGTATAACCACCAAGATTAATAGTAGCACCGTTTAACCTGACCAAGTTAATGTGTGATGGTATAGTCAGATTACCGGTTAATGTCTGATTAGTGCTATAAGTTAGTGTTACAGGCGACCCACCAGCCAAAGCATCAACAGCCCTATTCAGATCACCCCAAGCTTCAACCTCTTCAGTGACCAACAGGTTTGCTCTTGCTGCAAGTGCTGTAGTACCACCAGTACCACCACGAGATATGTCAACTGCACCATCGTTATTTACATCAAGTTCAATTGCCATACTCATGTCCTCCTACCATAATACAGTCCCTCCACCAAAGGTAGTTTCTGAACCGTTGAATGTGATAGCATTGTTTATAGACGGTTTATCAGCATTCACATAAGCCGGACTCTCAGCCTGAAATTGCCAAGACTGACCGATCCTGGTGAGTGTAAGCCGTTGACCGGTCTGTTCAACCAGTGCTGTCACATTGACCCTATGACCAACAGGATTCGTGACAGTAACCGTCACCCGCCCGAATGCCTGACATGCCAATGCTCGTTCAGCAGCTATCCGTATCCTGTTTATCTGCTGACGGGTAATCGGTTTGTTGCATTCATCTTCGAAATCTGAGCCGATTTTAACGGGTAAGAATTTATTACCACACCAGCCGCGCCCTGTAAACAACGAAATTAACGCTTGATTTTCTAAGCCGTCGTCAATGAGAACCTGACCATTGATAAACTGTAATCTTGAACCATCAGGCGAAAGTATTAATCGCGGATCAGCCATCAGATAGGTACCCCCGTAATCGTTCCGGTTTCGTTGTGCTGGTGTCCGGTGAGCGTTTTGCCGTTCGCTGTTACCTCGGTAGTTGCAGTCACGGTGGTAGCTGTCATAGCCCCTGATCCACCACCAGCAGTCACCGCGCCGAACGATGGTGCTGTAACCGGGCAGTCGAATGTTGCACTGATTCCGTGGAACGTAAATGCGCCGGTAGGTGACATGGTAATTCGGGCGTTGTCATTCTGAACTGTTATCGTGCCGTCAGGTGCCATCGTCATACTGGCCTCACCATTATGGAGTGTTACCAGACCGGACGGGTCCAGGCGCATTTCAGCCATGACCACAGTGCCGTTTGAATCGGTACTGTAACACCGCTTACCACCCACCAACAGATCAGGAATAATGGCATCATCGGTGGCAACAGCCAGCTTGAATGCTTCACCTTCAGCTATCACCGTGACCATACTGCCAACGGGCGGGTTCGACTCTTCCCCGGTCTGACCGACGAGCTGAACTGTCTGAACGTCGGCAACGTCGGTGAGCATGACCTGTAACAGTCTGACAGCCTGAGAACCATCATGATTAACAGCCGTCTGCCGCCCTGTGACGGTTCCGGTACTTATTTCCATATAATCCCCACGTCCATGTTTGTGTATGCTTCAGGCGGCACGAGAGACAGTGTGGCAGTTCTCCCCCGGTCACTGTATTCATACTCAACAGCCCTGATGGTAAACGTATAGCCGTCTGGTACGCCAAGCGTCGGACTGATCACTGTCACGCGGGTATTCACACGCCATAACGAGCCGTCAGGCGCATACCACCCGCTTACCGGAAGTTCCTGGGTCAGCGCATCAACGAACGTCCTATTACGTTTCCACCGGGCAGCATCACGGATATTCCCCGGTGTCGTGTCGTCGGCATGAAATGTGGTCCACCGGGATCGTGGCACATCGTTATCGAAAGATATGATAGTTGATGGTCCGACTTTCCCACCACCCGGTTGCTTGCCATAATTGGCATCCCACTTCAGGCTGTCAGTTGGTCCTAACTTCCCCGATCCCTTGGTGATGCAACGGTAAGCATGCTACCGCTTGCGCCCGTCATAGACCGCTTTCCAGCCGACGACGAAGGGTTGACCCTCGGTCAGAACGCCGACAGGCTTGCTGGTCGTATTTGCCCGACAGAATAGCATATCACCAGCCGGTGTGCAGCTTACCAGGATGCCCCGTTGTGCCGCCAGCTTGCTGAGGAAAGCAAATATGCTGTCACCCTCGTTGGCCGTCACCCGTTTGAACGCACCACCGGGGTCAGTAGTGAAAACTGCTTTGATTCCGAGTGGTGGTAATAGTGCGTCTGCAAGCTGCTTGAGTGATACCCCGTTATATTCATACGGAGGATTCAACTTACTGTCGATAGCATCAGCCGTGAACGAAAAACCGTGAAGCCCTTTACTTAATCCCTGGTCGGTCATTTCCGGCTCAACGATGTATAGACAGCCGCCGACCATCAGTTCATTGCCAATGTAGGCAGCGGCACGAGGGTAGCCATACGGTCTGGTTGCTTTATCCAGGCGCGGATTTTCGCCGGGATTCCACGCAATGCGACCGGTCCAACCATCAGCCCCGGTGTCCATGGTTCTGAGTATTTTAGCTGACTGCATGGGAACAACCAGACCGTCGATCATTACCGTCAGATCATCAGGTTGTTTTCCGCTGAGTGTAAGTGGTGGAGGTATGCCTGGGAGTATAAGCAGTTCACCGGCTTTAACACCAGTACCACCACGAGGCT